GGTAGTTCTTTGGCAACTCCAGTTCAACCAACAACTTCCGCACCAGAACCACAAACTTCCACCGAAAATATTAAGATGGAAAATTACGGACAACAATTAGAGACAGAAAGAAGGACCGACGGGGCAGCGCAAATCCCACCAATTGATTATACTTCCCAACTTACTTCGGTTTTAAAAGATGCTGCTGCATCAGGCGCAACTGTATTACCTTCTAGAGATATTCCTCAACAAACATTGTCACACCAGCAAGATAATCATATTAAACCGGGATTTGTACCCGGGTCAGAAACCAACGATTATATTGGTAATATTTTGGACAAAGAAAAAATAATACAAGATACTCAAAGAAAACTAAATCAAGCCGATAATATGGATTATATATATCAAAGTTTACAACTACCAGTTTTAGTTGGTGTTGTTTATTTTTTATTTCAGCTTCCTATAGTTCGAAAAAATTTGTTAACCTTCCTACCAAATTTATTTAATAAAGATGGATCTGCCAAACTGTCTGGTTATATATTCAATAGTGTTATGTTCGCACTATTTTATGCACTTCTCGTTAAAGGAATTGTCTATTTACAGGATTAACAGGGATGACCATACCCATAAATCTCTGCAAGATTACCAGCCGTTTCTGGTAATTGCTTAATCCTACAATTCATATCCTCACACATCGTTTCTACTAATAGATCATTATGGTAATCATGTATATATAAAATATCTGTTATTCCAGCGGATAAGAGAATTTTGGCACAATTTAGGCATGGATAATGAGTAATATAGGCTGTACATTCATTGCATGATACTCCGCGCTTTGCACAATCAACTATTGCATTTTGTTCAGCATGCACTGTAGCTACTTCATGACCCTCCCTCTTATGTGATGTATGATTACAACCGGCTAGAAATCCATTGTACCCCTGTGATATAACTCTGTTATCCCGCACTAAAATACACCCAACATGCAATTTTGTACAACTAGATCTGGTCGCAGTTAATTCAACTAAGTTGCGAAAATATTCATTCCAGCTAGGACGACTCATATAATAGTATTTTTGAGTTAACTTTTATATACTTTAATATTGCATATTTAAAGTATATGACAAAGACAACTACAACAATAAAACCCTTAAAAAATTATTTACGAGCTCTTATAGATAATTTAGATAAGACAACTATACCTAAAAAAATGAACCTAATATTAGATGGAGGGGCTTTTAATGGTGGATATATGGCTGGTATGTTATTGTATCTTATGGAACTGAAAACATTAAAAATAACTACTATTGAAAAAATATCCGGTTGTAGTATCGGTGCAATATCCGCATTGGCATATATTGCAAATAAACCAGATTATGCGATTACAGTATTCGAAAAAGTTCTTGGCGCATTTCGAAAAACTCTATGTTTATCGGAAATTATTCCATTGATACGCAATATTGCTGATCATATAGATATATCTAAACTAGATAATAAATTATTTATTACATATTATGATATTACAACTATGAAACAAATAGTTGTATCTACATATCCCAATAAAGAAATGCTGATAGATACTGTAATTAAATCCTGTTTCATTCCTTACTTAATGGATGGAAATATAAATTATAATGATAAATATTGTGACGGCTGTACACCATATGTTTTTAAAAAAGAGCCCATTCCCACATTATTTATTTCACTTCATGGTATTAAAAATATAGGAAACATGATATATACAAAAAATGAGACTAATATTTGGACGAGATTATTATATGGTGTAGTAGATATAAATGGATTTTTTACAAATAAAAAATCTGAATTTTGTAGTTATGTTGATAAGTGGAGTATAACAGATTTTCATATTTTTCATCTTAGAGAACTTATATATTTTTTATTAATTATTGGTATTCACTATTCCACATATATAAATAATAAAGTTCCAGATTCTTTTAAGTCTAATAAATATTTATTGCGTATTATCGAAATTATTTCTACGTTGTATAAAACAATCTTTAGTTATATAATTCTATGAGTTGTTAAAACAGATATAATATTACGATATTATATATGAAAAATAAATCTAAAAGAGCTCGTAAGAAATCTAGAATATCCAAGAAAAGACATGGAGGATGGCGGCCTTTCGGTTCATCACTAACTCCAGAAGAAACTCCTAGACAGTCAAATGAAAAATACCAGAAAGAACAGGATACGGCAGCCAGACTTAAAGACTCATTTCATTCAAAAATAAACGAGCTTGAGCGTACAAAAAAAAACTTAGCTACTGAACAATGTAATCCGGAACAATTAACATTAAATGATGTAATAATAAGTTTTAAGTATGGTAATTTTCCAGTAAAAGCTCTTGAGCAAGTAAATTCTATTATTAAAAGTATTATATCTTTAGTTGTTGATTCAAACTTTGGACTAACGCTGAATTGTGTTGGTCCTAATTCGACAATACAATCTGGAATGTGCAGTGTACCAGCTGCTGGCGACAAAAAAATATTTAATGTTACTGAATTTACAAATAATATTTTACATTTAATTCCATCGAATGTAGATGATATAAAAAAACTATTGAATCCTAGCGGTGGAGTATTCGGTGCCATCGGTACTGCAGTTAAGATGACTTATAATGTTGCTACCCATGCATCAACTATTTTGCGTATCAAACAAAAAGCTATTGCTGGAGATTGGAAAAATCTAAAAATTAATGAAGTTGTTGAAATACTTGATATCTTAAAAAAATCTATAATTCCTAAGTTAACTATAGAAGATCTACCAGCCGGAAATGAACCTCTTGTAGATATAATTGAAGAAATAATTGCGCTCTTAAAAATTTTTAGCAATACTCAACCAGATACAGGTGTATGTAATAGATCATATGAAAATAAAACAATTAATGAACAAATAAAAAAATTAAATGCGTCTTTACTCGCAAAACCTATGCAACCCGCGATTGAAGAAATGGATGGTGGTAGGTCAAAAGGCAAACGGACTCGCCGGCGTCATCGCAAAGGCAAACGGACTCGTCGGAGAAAGTCTAGGTCTTAAAAACAGTTTATTTATTTATATTATAGGAGCATATTCACCTATTATATAATATAGGGTTACTTAATAATTAAGACTTAAATAAATTGAAAATTTGAAAAATTTGAAAAAAAAAACTAATTCTCAATTCGAAATTTGAAAAATGGACAAGAAAAGTATGTCCAATTTTGAAAAATGAAATTGAGAATTGAAAAAAACGAAAAAAAAACAGTAAAATTGAGAAACAGACCCTAATGGTCAAAAAAATCATTAAAAAGTGAAATCAAGTTGTTACCAACTGAAAAAACGATAATTGAAAAATCAATTTAGGCATTTTTTCTGTTGTATATTTATACAACAAAATGACAATAAAAATGCAAGAAAAGAAGCAAAAAATGCAAATAATATATTGTTGCGAACCATGCGACTTTACTACCTGCAACAAATACAATTATGATAAACACAACTTGACAGCTAAACATCAAAATACAACAAAATACAACGTGAATACAACATTAATGCCTGAAATTGTGAAAGATGGTGGTTTATTTGCTTGCCCATGTGGAAAGACATATCCATATAGGGCTTCTTTGCATAATCATAAAAAACGATGTTCGTATGATAAAAATAATAGTAATAAAAGGGGTATGAATCTTCACGGTAAAGATTTATCTAAGGACTTATCAAATAATTTATCTAATGACTTATCTAAGGAATTATCTAAGGATTTATCTAAAGATGTATCCAAAGATTTAATATTAAAGTTAGTAGAGGAGAATACTGAGATTCGTTCATTATTATTTAATCAATTTCAAACAATGCAAGTGCAGATGTGTGAGCAACAGAAACAAATGCATGATCAGATAAATGAATTAATTCCTAGAGTAGGAAATAATAATACTATTAATAAGCAGAAGTTAAATATTAATATCTTTTTGAATGAACAATGTAAAGATGCTCTTACAATGGAACAATTCATTAAAAATATAGAGGTTACTTTGGGAGATTTATTAGTAACAAAAAATAAGGGATTAACAGAAGGTGTATCAAATATATTTATAGAAAACATGAATAAACTTTCTCTCTACGAACGGCCATTACATTGTACAGATGTTAAACGAGAAATAGTATATATTAAATCTGAGGATGGACAGAAGGATGGGAAACCTCAATGGGAAAAGGATGATGCGAACTTGAAATTGAAACAGGCTCTTAAGAAGGTTACTCAAATGCAATCACATAGTCTAGAAAAATGGGTAGCAGAACATCCGAATTGGGAAGATAATTCGGATGAACAGGAGGAGTATCTATTATTAGTAAGAAATTGTACAGATGAATTTAGTGATAAAGAGAATAAAGTTATAAAGAAATTATGCTCACAAGCGCATGTAAATATTGGCGAGAATCAAATCATTCCTTAAGTTTTCTTATTAGCCCGAGTCTTCTTATTAGCCCGTGTCTTCTTATTAGCCCATCGTTTTTCCCGTGAATATTTGGTTTGGCAAAGATCTTTTCTAGCAGGAAGATACCTAAGAAAGTATTTTTGATATTCTTTGCTACATGGTTTATGTTTTAATTCATTGTATAGATAGGCTTTTTCAGCTCGCACACCTTCGATGGTTAATTGTTTTCCATAGCAAGAGGTAGGGAATCGTTTAAGAAGGCCAGACTGTTTAAACTTGTTGCGTGCTTGCACCATAAATATATATTGGCAGATGCACAGAATCCGATGAGGATCATAGTATGGTCGATCCGCATATAAGAATGCTAAATGAAGACTTAGCATAGTGTCGATGCTGGCAATATTAACTGATTTACCATTTATATGAATGGTATTATAACTATGGCATGCTAATGGTTTATATAAGAAAACAACGCTTTCTGGACCAACCCGAATTTCATAATGAAGCGCGATAACTTCGCCGATATTAGCATGTTCGTATATATGTACATCTTTAATTCCAGCCCTGTCTAGAGCAGTTTTAATAATATGCGCAGATTTAATAGGATCTATTGCTAGAACATCAAAATCCGGAGTATTTAAAAGTTGTTGTTTATCTTTTTTGGATAAATATTTGCCGTAAGAGTGTATGGCAAAGCCCCCAAAGAATACGAGGTGTTGCTTAATTATGCTATTTTGAATAATTTTATAGATACTAGATTGTTTTGGTATAGATGATTCAAATTTTCGAGTAAAGTTAGATATATCGCAATTTTTAACTGAAATTGGATAATGTTTATTGAGAAGAAGAAGCCGTTTCCATACTTTTTCCCATCGAGAAATATCACCATCTGGCCGAGATAGTTCTAAATACATCCCCATTCGTAAATAATTTGGAGGGGCATAATATATATGATCTCTAATAATTGCGTTCTTTTGGAGTGCGGCATATAATTCAGAATCTAGCTGTGTAATATCAGCGATCGGCAAGAAATTAACGAATACTTTATATGTTCCAAAATGAACGCCTGCCTTGGCTTCTACTTCTTCAAATCCGTTTTTATAGTATATGTCAGCCAGAGCTTTCGCATCTATAAGGGCATTCGGTGTGAAGAAATCATAATCTGGAAGTTCAATATTTTTATTATAGAACTGATCGGATGATGGTAGTATATTATTAATAGCGGTGCCACCATAGCATATAAATTTGTTTTTCTGTAAGAATGCTTCAAGAATTGCGAAAATATTTTTGATAATAGGAGATGAAACAGTAACATGTCTTTTTTGTTCAGCATCGCCAATTGCCCGCCGTAATATTACAAGTTCTTTATCATGTAATTCAGTTGAAGATAGTTTAGTTCGCATTATACTATATTGAGAAAAATAAAGTATAATTCAATGAATCTATATTTTGAAATCATAGAAGTCACTTTTAATTGGCCGCGATGCGAAAGAATATTCTGGCGGGGATAATGGTGGAACTGGAATTGTTACTGGAATATAGCGTAAATTATCCGGTTTAAGAACAAATGCGGTTTTTTCGCCATCGAAGAATTCATTATAATGTTCTAAATTAGAATCATAATTTTGAAATGACATTGCAATTAATTGGACACCATATTGTCTGGCAATATTAAAATTCGGATTTGTATCATTAGCACTCCAATCAGGTAGTACAATACTCATATTCTGTTTATTAAAGTCTGTAAGAGTAAGATCTTGTGTATATTTAAGTTGTTCGTAATGCATAATTCGCATATGAGGAGTCCCGCTACCCATATTTACATATTCATCTAGTTTTGTTTTTTGATAAAGGGGATTAGTAGAATCCGCGATTATAATAATTTTGCCGATAAAGGTGGAAATTGGGACTGCTCCAAGATTCTTGCCACCATTTTCAAAACTATAATCTCTACCTAGAGTTCTTGAATTAAGGATAGAGCTGATTTGGTTGGCAAGATTATCATACATAACTTTATTTTTGCTCATGATCCGGAAATGCAATATTAGGGGGTCAGAAGCATTAGGCGTGTTAGTATTTGAAAATGCCATATTATTAATAATTTGGAACGCATCAGCTGTTTTAACATAATTATAGGTTTCCTTGACGGTAAAATCATCGACAGATGATGCCGCGATAACTGGTTGGTCATTAATTGAATATATTTCGAAATCTAAGCATCGAACACCCTGTTTAATACAAGTTGTTAAAGCGCAAGTGGAAACCCAATCATTTTTAAATTGCCCACTACAGCAGCAATTGTAAGCGGATTTGATATAATAGTCGCGCAAGAGAAATGTTTTATCGCCGTTACCCAGTAAAGGTAATAAAGGTGGACTTGAACCATATATTTTGCTTAATGTATTGCAGTTATTTTTATATAATTGAATTTGGTGTTGAATATACCATATAGTAACAATAACAAGCATAATAATAATTGCTAGACATAGAAATCTAACTTTTTCAAATGCTGTTGTTCCAGCCATATTTTTAGTTAAATTTGTTGCGTGTCGCATAGTTGCACTCGCAGCATCACTAAATTTTTTTTTAAAATTATTAGTTGTAGCCATATTTATATATATAAGTATTATAAATTTAAAACATACACATAATTAATATTAAGTATATATAAATAAGATGCCTGGAGGGTTATTAAATCTTGTGGCTGTAGGTGATCTAAATATTATATTAAATGGAAATCCTAGCAAGACATTTTTCAAGTCAACATATGCTAAATATACGAATTTTGGACTTCAACGGTTTGATATTCCACATAAAGATCTAAATAGATTAAGATTGAATGAAGATTCAGTGTTTGACTTTGAAATACCAAATTTTGGAGATTTATTAATGGATACTTTTTTCTCGATAACACTTCCAAATATATATAGCCCGTTATATACTGTACCAATACCATTGAATACGTCCGGTAGTCCAGTTGCCGATCTATCTGGTTTAACATATTGCCAACCATATGAGTTTAAATGGATAGATAATTTAGGTGCTCAATTAGTTCGGCGAGTCAGATATTTATTAGATGGGCGAGTAATTCAAGAATTTACTGGCCAATATATTTACTGTATGGCTGAG